CCATAGAGAAAGATTTAAGATTAGCTGTTAAATATGGTATAATTAGTAAAGTTGGAGAAACATATAAAAATGAGACTATATCCACTGAGTTATTTAAGAGTAGAACTAATATTAATGGTAGATATGAGAATGTAGTTGATGCTATAGCTGATTTTACATTCAACTCTATAGTGGCAAATGTGGAGCAATCAAAGTTTTTTAATGGTAGTACGGCTTTTTATAAAGCTAAAGGTACTGATATATTTGTTGACTTTAAGAAAAGGATTCCTGCTGCATTAGCTAATGGTAAGGATTTTAGATCTTATACCGATAAATTGGGTAATTGGATAGTCAGAACTCATTATAACTCTGCTGTTGTGGAGAATATTATACTTCCTTCTAAATATTTTAGTGATGAAAACAATATAGCAATCGTTGCAAAGCAAACTGGTTTAAGTGAAGATAGAGTTAGAGCGTTGTTTTCTCCTTATATAGAAGGAGTGAATGCTACTGATGCTCAAGCTTGGATAACTTTACCTGTTTATAAAGAGAGATTATTAGGATTAGGTAAATGGACAAACAAGCATGAAGACGCATATAATAAATTAATGAACAATGAAGATCTGAATGCAACAGATGTATCTTTATTTGCCCAACCATTGAAGACTGTGCATTTTGAATTGGTTTATAAAAATGGATTATTGATTCCTAATTATAACAAGCAATCTGAGGCAGTATTAATACCTCAATTGTTAACAGGAGATATGTTGAATGTATTGGAAGCAATGAACAGGGATAATGTTGATCATATTATCACATTGGATGGTAAGAAATCTGGTGCAAATAATATAACCAAATTATTGGATGATCAAGGTAATATATTGCCTAGCAATGATATCAAGTTTACTCCAGTTAAGCTTTCTTATGGTAATTTATTCTTGCAACAAGATCTTCCAACAAAGGAAGTACATGCTACTCAAGTAGGATCACAAATCCAAAAGAATATATTGTCTGTGGCTAATAGATTATTTAAATATGGCAATACAAATGGAGCTAATTTGATAAATGAATATCATAGTGTTATATCTCAATTATCTGATATGGGTAAATTGGAGATGCATAAAATGTTAGGTTATGATACAAATAAGCAAACATTTGATAAAAAGTTGTTCTATGATTTCTTGGTTAAAGAGTTCTCAGGTGATTTCTCAGAGAATGTATTGGATGCATTGAGAATGCAAATGCCATTGGATGCAATACCTCAAGTTAAGAGAAAATTGGAAAATAAGATAAATGCTGTTATAACCAAAGCTACTGTTAAATTAAAACAACCGGGTGGAGCATTCATTCAAATGGCCGATTTTGGATTTATTGGCAAGGAGAAGAAATTGAATCAATCTGTTAAAAATGGTATAATATGGTTGAAAGATGTTGATTATTTACAACCTTTGAGATTAGCTGAAGAAGGAGGTAAGATAAAAACAAAAAGAGCACAAATATTATTACCTTATTCCACTATAGTTAAAATGTTGGATGAATATGGAGTTGATTATAAAAATATGACTTCTGAGGAGATATCCAAATATATTGATCCAAAAGTATTAAGAGGTGTGTCTTACAGGATTCCTAACCAAGGTGCTTCATCAAATGATGCCTTTGAGATAGTTGGTATATTGCCTAGGGAGATGGGTGATACAATGATTGCATTCAATGAGATCACAACTAAGACTGGTTCTGACTTTGATATTGATAAATCCTTCGTAATACTGCCTAATTTTGCACCAAATTTTGATTATGAGGGTATATTCCAAGATGTAAGAGATATGTTGCCAGAGGGCCTTCAAAATGCTAAATTCAATATGTCTGATATCACTCAAGGTATAGAGAAGTTGAAATCTGGTTTGGAGATACCTTATGAGTTGCAATTATTGGTTGATACTTACAATACTTATGAGAAGGAGTTGAAGATCAAACATTTCAATGGTATAAAATATGTCAAATACAATCCTACTGCTCCAACTAAAGCTGGATTGCAAAACAGGAGATTGGAGATAATGGATTTATTTATGACTCATCCAGATGCTTTTATTAAAGTAATGGCTCCATTGGATGATGATACAATCATAAAGAACTTTATCACTGCATTGTTTCCAGAGGCCAAAGTAAGCGAGGATCTTGATTTTTGGACTGGTACTAATCAAATGATCACTAAATCAGTGTTTGATACTGCCAAATCACTTGTTGGAGCTATTGCAAATCACATGGTTCATCATCCTTTATCATTGCAAGATGATTTAAAATGGACTCATGATGCTTCATTGGTGTCTGAGGAATATAGTAAGCCTTATAAAGATGGCTCCGTTAAAACTGTTGAATCTGCATTAGGTGCATTCATGAACGCTATTGTTGATGCTGCAAAGGATCCATATATTGCTAGAGCAAATGTAAACCATTTCACAGCTTCTGTGGTATTCATGTTAGTCAGAAAAGGGATGAATCCTCAACACGTTATTGCTTTCATTGGACAACCTATTATCAAGGATTTGGTTGAGGAGACTTCAATTGGTGAAGGTAGGATATCTGATAAAAGCAAAAGGCATCAATCAGGTAAAATGAAGGGTAGAAAAATCAAACCATTGGATATAGTATTAAAGAAATATGGTTGGGATTTTAATCAATATGATGTATCCCAGTTTAAGAATACTAAGTTCTTTGAAGAAAAAATACATCCTCAATGGTTGTCAGAAGCTAAAAGAGCTATCAATAATATTGATGCATTAGTAGATTTAATTAATTACAAAAATAGTTTAACTGGATTAAATTTCTTGGATGAAAAAGATGATTTATATAACACTAAGCAATTAGTTATATTACATCACTTTTTGGAGTTGCAAGATAAAGCTAAATTATTAGGTGATTTGGTAAATGTATCTAGATCTGATACTATTGGTGCTACTAAGAATATTAATGCTGCTATTAATAGAACAAGATTATTAGAAAAAGTAATTAAAGAGCGCATTGATGAAAAACCTGTTTTTATAAATGCTGATAAATTATTGGGTGTCGTTGAAAATAAAGATGGTTCTATAACATTTAATAGAGATAGATTCTTAGCTGCTTATTATGACAACTCAGTTAATGAATCATTGAGTATGTTTGATGGAGTGTTATTCAATGCTACACCAGCATTCCAAAACTCAATTAGATCCATTGCATTGCAAGCAGGAATACAATTGTTAAAAGGCACTGAGGGAGAGTTGTTGGCAGATGATATATCTGAGGAGTTATATGCTTCAATTGTAGCTAGATTTCCAGCAATAAAGTTGAATAAAAAGCAATTCACTACTTTGATTAAAGGTAGCAAGGAGAACAATTACACAGATTCCTTATCAAATAGATTGTTGGTTGCAAAGAAATCAGATGAGTTGAAGAACAACGCATTGATCAAAGCATTGGATAGAAAGCCGGGTTTTGGTAATAATCCAGATGTAATAGTATTCTCAAGCAGAAGCATGGATATTGATGAGAAGAATGATACTTACTTGGCTTGGGAGGAGGTATTGAATATAAATAAATCATTGGGTGAGGATTTAATAAGATATGCTTTTTATACAAGTGGTTTCAGGCGATCATTTGGTGGATTCTATGAGCATATACCTAGTAAATGGTTGAGAGAAAATGGTTTTGATAAATATATCAATGATGTCATGCAAACATTGAATGATGTAAATGCTTTGAAGGATTATGAGGTTGAGGTATTTCAACATTTATACAAGAATAACAGATTGGTTCCAATGTTGCCAAGGGATGAATATCTCAATGTTAATCCTGATGACAATTATATTATATCATTGAAGAATCCAGTTGATTACATATATGGTTATGGTGAGGGTAAAAGACCTTTATTTAAAGAATTTTTGAAAGTTGTAACTCCTATAATGAATGAAGAAGGCATCAAAGATAGAGATAAATATACTTTATATAGATTAATTGGTCAAGTAAGCACTGGTGATAAATCAGATGCTGTTGTACCTTATTATATGAAGATACCTACTTTGGATTTATCATTCAAAGGTACTACTATAAAAGAATATAATATGGATACATCTATATTCTTGGATAATACGTATAAGTTAACTGAGGTTGCAGAGATATTTTTAGATGTATTCTTGGGTATTGAACAAGAAAGTGAAGCAACAAATGATGAAAACAAGATATTCAATTATATGAAAGTGGCAAAAGAAGAAGTAGAACAAAGAAATAAACAATGTAATCAATAATGAAGTGTCCTAATAAAAGTAGATTGGCTTGGGGTTTCTTGTTAAGAGATCATAAAGGTGATGAGTTGGCTGCAACCAAAGCATGGATGGAGAACAATGAAGAATTTCCAGATATATACTTGGAAGAAGAAGCGTTGTATTTTAATGATAATGGTGAGTTGTTGGAGACTGCACCAAAGGTATTGACTGTTGAGATACTTGAAAAACGTAGCAGGTTCATTGATAAAAGTTATAACTTTTTAAACAAGAAACTAAAGCAAATGCTTAAAGTAACCAATAAAACTCCTCAAGCAGAAGCAGTTATAAATGATATCAAGGAAACTATAAAACAGATGTCAAAATATAGTGAGGAGGAGTCATTGATATCTTTCTTGAAGATGATGAATCAATTATCCAGATCAACCAATAAGTGGATAAAGGATATTGAGTCTGGTAAAGCTCAATTGACAACTTATGCTCTTAAAAATATAAAAGACTTCAATCATGCAACTGAGTTGATCAGGGATTTTGACAAAGATTTCTGGGAAGAAGTATATGATGAATCTTTAGCAAGCATAGTTGAATCTATATTGCATTTGACTGCATTGAACAAGAATGCTTATAAAAATTTAGCCCAGAGACATTTGGCTGATATATGGGAGCCTCATTTTGAATCCTATAGAAAGATGTATCAAAGACAACTTGAGTTTGATTTCAATAATTCTGATGTTGCAAGTACATTAAAAGGCAAGGAGTTGAAGGAGGCTAGGGATAAATATGTACAAGATAAATTGGTTGCAGATGAACCTTATATAAAAAGCAAATCAAGCAAGTACATAAGAATGATGTTAACTCAGTTTGAGGATATTGATGCAATGTCTTCTTGGTTGGTTAACCCAAAAGATATCAATCATGATTTATTGAGCTTTGCAGTTGAGCAATTGGATTATGCAGATTGGTTGACTATGAGTTCTGTTAATGAAAAAATATTCCAAATGAAGAAATTGGTTAATAATTATTTCAATAAAGTAGGTAAAAAGTCAAATCCAGCAGAACAATATGAGTTGTTGACCACTGTTATAGAAGGTCAATTGTATTTGGTTAATGAGAAAAATGCTAAAGATAAATATAATGCTATAAAAACACAGTACAAAAATACTGCTGTTGAGGAATTATATGATGCATTGGTGCAATTAAGTGCTGAGAGAGATAAACAACTGCCAATGTTTGCTAAATTAGGAAGCAAGATACCATTTATCAATAAAACTACTTTGGAGAGAATGTATAGCACTGGTGCTTGGAATACGTTGAAAGAAGGATTTCATGATATATACAAACTTAGATCAAGTGATATTGATTATGGAGATTTAAACAGCAGGGAGAATGCAAATAAAAATGCTCAATCAATCAATACTAGAACCAATGAAGCTGGTGAAGAAAGACAAAATATACCTATTTGGTATAGAAATCCAATACCTATAGAAGATCAATCACATGATATAGTATCTGCATTGATATTGGATTATCACAACTCTAGTAATTTTACAAACAAGACCCAAGCATCATTGATATTGGATATATTGAAAGATAATATAGCTGAGGCTCAAGTATTAAAGAGATCAACTATAAAAAATCTATTGAAGATAGAAGATAATAAATCAGTATCAACTAAAGGTATAGAATCTAATTTATATAAATCTATAAATGATTTAATTCAACATAGAGTATATGGTTTAGGTATGGATAATGTATCTCCTAAAGCTGCTAAAATAGTAAATAAAGCTAAATCTTATGTATCTCATGTATCATTAATAGGCAACTGGTTGAGTGCATCAGCCAACTTGCTGCAAGGTTCCACTATGAATTGGATAGAGAGTGTTGGTGGTGAGGAAGGTAATTATGGAGCTAAAAATAGATTGAACGCATCAAAGAAGTATAACTTGGATCTTCCTAAAATAATGTCTGATATTGGAGAAGAAATTCCAAAATCAAAAACAATGTTGTTGATGAGATTGTTCAATGCTCATAGTGATTGGTCTGGATTGGATGAACCATTTTTTAAGAATAATAAACTTAAGAGATTGGCTAATGTTGGTACATTGCATGGTTTGCAAGCAATAACTGAAACAAGTATTCAAGCAGTTGCAATGTATGCAGTATTGGATAATATTAAAGTATTAGATGAATTTGGTGAATATCTGACCAAAGATTACAAGCAAACAAAAGATAGAAATCAAGCAATGTCTTTGGATGAGGCATTTACAGTTATAGATGGAGAATTGGTAATTGATCCTAGAGTTAGTCATACTGAGCGTACAGATGATTTGGATAGAGGTATATTTCAAATATCTCAATTAATTAGAAGAGTTAATAGAACTTTATATGGTAACTATGATTCAAAGAATAAATCTAGATTTCAAAGAACTATTATAGGTAATTTAGTTACTCACATGAGAGGTTGGCTTGTATCAGGTATTCAATATCATTGGAGAGGTGTAGGTAAATATACTAAACCATTAACTCAAGAACAAATAGCAGAGTTGTCTCCAGAAGAAAAAGAGAGATATGAGCTTAATCAAATGTATAATTTGAGTTATAATGTTGATACTGGTAAATTTGAGGAAGGTATTTATACATCAACCATTAAATTTATTGCTAGAGTATGGAGAGAGTATAAAGATTATAAGAAAATAAGATTCTCTAAAACTTGGAGGACATTGGATCCACATCAAAGAAGGAATATTGCAAAAACTGCATTGGAAGCATTATTGATATTGGTTGCATTAGGAGTTAGCTCTTCTTTTGAAGATGATGATGAATACCTCTATTTGGCTTATATAAGCCGTAGGTTGTACTCTGAGTTGTTTACCTATGCTAATATCAAAGAAGGTATTAGAACCTTCAGAAGCCCTGCTATATCATTAAATACAGCAGAGAATGTAGTAGAGTTGATGTTACAATCATTTAGACCCACTGAGAAATATGAATCTGGATCACATAGAGGAGACTATAAATTACAACATAAATTCTCTAAAGTAGTACCAATATATTCTCAATTAGATAGAAGTACTAAAGATGCTTTAAACTTCTTATTAAAATAGAAAGTCAAATTTTTTGTAATATAAGGGGATTGTTAGTCCCCTTATTTATTTACAATGATTTTAATAATTCTTCTTTTGAATTAAACATCATACATTCGTGTATATGATGATCTAACCAATTACCATTTTTTATTTTATCATACGCGGTATAAATAACTCTCAGTTCATTACTTCCGTGCGGACAATATATTACACAACTGCTTATGATTATTTCCGTTGGTTTATTTTGGTACATATACCAAGCAATATCACCAACATCAAATTTAGTAGTTACTGTCATATTTATAAGTTGAAATAGGATTTGATAAATCAATCTCTTTTAAAGCAACATTAAAAGCTTCATCAGTTGGATATGTCCAACCATTAGATTTACCGTATTCTAAATTTAATTGGTAACAATTAAAACTAAAATTGGTGTAATTATCCAATATATGTTTTGGAGTTGTTATATCATTAAGTGTATTTATAGTATCAGCAATTTCTCTACCTTGCAAAGATTGCATTTCATCTGCATTTATTATTGATTTGTTATCCAAGTAACTTTTTATCTTACTTTTAAAATTTCTAGTGCAAGTTTTAATTTGCTCTTGAGAATATCCATATAACTTAGGTCTTGTTACTAATTGAGTAAACATACCATAAGTCCAAGATATAAATTTATCATCTCCAAATATTGCAAACACTATAGGTTTATCTTTATTTTCTTCCATATAATTTACTTTTGTGAGCATATACAATTATACCAAGGCATTAAACATGCACAACAAACCAAATTATCTTTGACTTCTTTTATTGTGTACTCAGGTTCATCACCATATTTAGCTTTAATCTTAGGTATAATGGTACGTATTTCATCTATTATTTCTTGTTTTTCTTCTGAATTTAAACTACTATATTTAATCATTCCTCTATATCTATGATTTCATGGGTAACAGTAAACCAACCTCCTATTAAACTAGCTTCATGATTGTCAAAAGCTTCTTTAACATTTACTGCTATATTTCTATTATACCATCTAGTAGCTTGATTTATATCATTTACATCTTTATCACTCAAATATGTAATGAAACACTCTTTATTGTTTATTTTATGAATTCTTTTAATTATGTAATACATCTTGTTTGGATTTAAGTATTTCTTTCTCTATTACTTTATATACAACATAATCATTCTCCATTAATATTGTTTCAGATAAAGCTAATGTATAACCATAAAGATTGTGTATCAATAAAGATTTATAATATATCTCGATCTCAGATTTACCTTTATTATTGATTAAATCAGCTATTTGTTCTATGTAGAAATCCATTATTTAAATATTTCAGGTTTATGTTTAATCAACATATTACTAATAATGGGACATTCTTCTTTGAGAATATTCCATATTTCTTGAGCTATCAATCTATGCTCTTTTTGAGTGTGATCACTTAATCTTTGTTCTAAATAAGTAATCCAAGATCTAATATTACCATTGACATATAATTTAGTTTGAGTACATAAAGGCAATATCATTCTAGCTGTTTCTGGAGCTACACCTTTATATAATAATTCTCTATATAAATCAACCACATCACTTAAGGTTTTATTAATTACTTTTGATGCTAAAACTTCAGGATGTTCTCGATCATAATATATTATTGGATCAATTACTTCACTGCTACTTTGTCTATTGGATTTATTAGCTGATCTCAACTCAATAAGCTCAAATTCTGTAGCTGCTGAATATCTTTGGCTAAATTCTTGAAAGCAAAATGATTTATGTCTAATCATTTGTTGAGATATAGCTCTAGATGTAATTATCTCAATACCTAAATTGCCTTGTTCAAATATAGACCAATGACCATTTTTAATACAATAACTTAATAAACCTTCAGGATTCTCAAATTTATCATCTCTACTAGAAGATACTCTAGCATTATGAACTATCATATCTTCTATAGATTTATCTTTGAATTCCCCTACACCAACTGTTTTACTTATTAATTTAACATTCATTCTATTATTAATTTTATATAGTAATCAAACATTACATCTTCTCCATCTACTTGATATGCTAAATCTTGATATTTGTGTGCAATTTGATTTGCTGTAACTCCCCAAAATCGTTTAGCTTGATTTTCATCTTCTACCCATTGATGATTATCATTTAAATAATATCTAAATAAATCTCCATTTGCATAGTGTAATTCTTGGACTACTAAATATCTTTCAATCATAATTATACTCCCGTACTCCCAAATCCTTTAGTACCTCTATCAGTATTAGACAATTCATCTACTTCTATGAATTCTATTTGAGGATAAGGTAATATTATAAGTTGGCCAATTTTATCTCCAATGTTATATTCATCAATAGGATAATCTTCTTCTGAGGTTTGAGGAGTACAAATTGCTTCAAAATAATCACTATCAAATGATTCTTCAGATAAACTTCCAAAGTATACAGAAGGTTTATATTTAAAAAATACCTCTCCTCTATACCCAGAGTCCAAGACCCCAACTGAGTTGGATAAAATTAAATCTTTTTTACAATTAGAGCTTCTTGGAAACAATAATCCTACATAACATGTAGGTATTTCAAAAGCTAACCCTGTGCCGTATGATACATTACCATACATATCATAAATTTTACTAATTGCAGTTAAATCTAAGCCAGCATCTCCTGATTTTGCATAAGAAGGTATTACTGCATTAGGATGTAATTTTTTAATTTTTACTTGCATTTAATGTATTCTTTCTGCGTTATCGTTAAAAACATCTTCACAATCCTCATCATAATCTTCTTCATATTTATTAGCAACATCTTGTAAAGAATTTCTAAATTCTTCTATTAATTTAATAGCTTGACTTACTCTATATGCATCATTGGGATTATCTAATACTTCTTCTGGAAGTAAATATACTCCATCAATTAAATCATAAAAGAATTCTTCAGCTTCTGGATCATAAGGCCCATCAAAATTTTCATTATTTACCCAATATTTATCTTTAATTTTCATGTTGTTTTAAGTTTAATCATTAATTCTTGCATATTATTAACTCTCCAATGACCAACATCATATTTCAAGTTATGAGGTCTGCTCATTAGATAACATACAATACCATTTTTTTGTAAATCATTAAAATTATCAAAAGAATCATCCACCATTACAATATTAGGATCATTTAACTCCAATAAAGCTTGAGATTTAGTTTTATTTCCTTCAGTATTAATTATTTTAGCTTTAGGAAACCCATGTTTAATCAATGATTCATGTATTGTAATTAATTTGCAAGAAGACCTACTTGTACAATATCCAGAAATAGGATAGCTAATATCTTCAGGTTTAATTAGAGTACTCATGTTTCTCCAAAAATCTTGATCATCTTTTACCTTTGAAAATCCTTCTCTAAACCTATAATCATTCCAATCTGTAGGCGGCTTTAGTAAATTATCTTTAAATGTGTGATCACAACCGATACAGTGAGCTTTAGATGCATACCAATTTAAATAATCTTTCTCAAAATCAAATAATACACCGTCTAAATCCAACCATAATGATTTTAATGGCTTTTTATACCATAAATCTCTATCATCAAACTCAGGCTTAGTTTCTGTATAATGAAGTAATGTAGCAATGTTCCACATTGCATTGGCTAGATGTTTTGTATTTAAATCAGGATCAATATCTTCACCAGACTCCCAAGCTGCAATATGTCTCTTGGCACTTGCTATAACTGATTTCCAAGGTAATCCTAATTTCCAATTATTGGCTCCATCTTCTTTAATAGAACCATCATCATTGTAAACAGTATATTTTTCAGCACCTTTAGTATATACAGCAGCTAATTCTTTAAGCGCAATATTACTAATTAAATCATAACGTAATTTATCTTTATTGTATCTCTTAGCTTCCATATTTAATATTCTTCAGATAAATTATAATTACTGAATTCTTTTTCTCCAGTAATTTCTTTAATTATAAATGGTTGTAACCAATCAGGAATAATTATTTCTTGATCTTCAGATTGTATTTCAAACTCAGCTATAACTAATCTTATACCAATAAATACATCAATTTCCCAACCATCTTTCTTATATCTGACTTTAGAAATCTTTTTATTTGCCAATCTAAGATATTCATTAAACTGTTCTCTGGATATATTTTCCTCAACTTCTATATTCGATATAGAACCCTCTACTGGAGTTTTAGAACATAATTCATAAGTTACATCTTCTATTATTCTACTGGCTCTAATGCGTCTTTTATCAGATAAATAATATTGAGTAATTACTATCACTTCATCCCAATTATCTAAAGTTGGTTTGAATTTTAATAACCATCTTCTCTCAATTTCTACTTTGTTTTTACTCATAATCAATTACATATTCTACAACTTGGTTGACCACAATTACATTCATTTATGAAAGTATTATATGAATCTTGTTCTTTTAATAATTCATTGTATAAGTTAACTAACTCATCTTCCATTTTATCTTCGTTTACATCACAAGAACCATAACCATATTCGATGCTTCTGCGCATTATATCTTTAACTCTTTCTCTTATGTTTTTCATAATTTTACTTTTGCAATTCTATATACTTTTTCTAATATAATATAATGATCTAAATTATTTGGTTTTACATTACCATGTTCAAATAATAATGCAATACAATCATTTTCTAAAATATTTGAGGTTATTGTTCCATTGTGTATATAAGTCACCTTAAATTTAAACATATTTCTATTTGTTAAAATAAGAAGCTCTAAGACATTATATCCTGTTTGTGACGTCAGTACATCAATTACCAGAGATCATTAATCCTAGAGCTTCCTATTACGTTTTAGAGGTATTTATCTATTTTATTTGCAATATCTTTAAAAGACATACCTCTATCATTATCTTCAGGAATGCTACCAAATATTGTTAAATAACCACCTCCGCTTTTACATTTGGACCACTTTGCTACAGGTGCAGGCAATATTCCATTACTGTGTTGAACACCATTTATCACAGGTCCAACATTTGACCAATGACAATTATCATGAGTGTTAATATACATATCAACTAATACTCCCAAAGCACAAAAAGAACAAGTGCCATCTACTTTTTGATATCTAAGTCCATATTTAGCTTTTTGATAATTGCCACTAGTTAAATTAGAAATCCATTTTTGCTTTATATTCTCATTCATAATTCTTTATATTCAGTTACAATAATTGTTTTCTCATAACTCACTTTTTCAACTTTGGTTAAATCACTTAATTCTTCCCACTCTATACCCCAATCATCACACCATGCTACAGTATTACTTTCCCATAAACCATAATATTCAGGGTTTAAATTTGGAAATTTTTCTTCAGTTATTTTAAAAATGAGTTTTACAATAAAGGTAGATCCTTTGTAATGCTCTCTAAATGATGTATCTTCCCAATCATCTATTACTTTATTCCAAACATCTTCACCTAAAATTTCTTTTGTTAGTTTCATAATTCTTTAATTTCACATTGACCTCCAGCACAACTTAATTCTGCTTGTAAATCAACATTATCATCTTCTTCAATCATATCTAATAAATTAATTGGATTTATTTTAGAAATCAATAATTCATATTCCTCTTTAGTTGAATCTTGAAAAGGTGCTTGGGCATAACTTCCTCCATCAAAAGGTAATACTGATAAACCATTATAAAATTCTTTATTATCCCACATCCATTTACCAACTGTTGGCCAATCTTCCGATTTCAATGATATTGTAGCACTAACATTATTATAATTAGGGCCTTTTAAATGCCCTAATCTAACCCAATTAGTATTATATGTTTTAACTAATTCCAATTGATCAATTGGTGATATATTATCTCTACTTATAATATTTTCACCAGCATATATTGGAAATTTAATTATTGCTTGTTGTGCATTAAATAGATCATCTTCTATTAAATCAGGATTAGTTTTTAACAAATAATGATATATGCTTTCATTTTTTCCAACTCTAATGGTTCTAATATAATATTGATTATGCCAAGCATGTATTCCACTGGATGTTCCCAATACACAAGATGTAGTTCCAGCGGGTTTAATGGTAGTTCTTCTTGCAGCAGGATTTATATTTATTACATTGGCTATTGTCTTATTTACATCTTCAATTATTTGATTGCCTTTTATCAACATATCATTTGTTATTTTATTACTAGCAATACCTGTAATACCTACTCCAATTAATGCATCTTTCTCGCTATTGATTTTCCATATATCTCTTAAATAATGGAAATCAGTAAATCCCGCTTGTAATGTACCTAAAAATGCTGCTGTTTTACACCTATTATAGAAATCTTCCTCAGATTCTATGGAAGATCCATTTATCTCACACAGATTACAAAAGGTATTTGGTCTTAGAGATATCTCACAACAAGGATTTGTACCATAATCTTTATCATTAGTAAAATAAATACCCGGTTCGCCAGCATTTGATAACTCAATCTTCTTCCAAAAGTTAAAGAATTCACCTTCTTTGATCTTGGATCTCATTATTACAGCAGAATTATTGCTTCTACCCCTTTGAGGATTTAATTCCCACCAATTACCAGATTTAGCAGAAATCATCAACTCATCATCAAAATCAAACAAGCATATCAAAGCTGATCTTCTAATGCCTCCAGCCAACACAGCATTTGCAATATGGCAAATTATATCATAACATTCAATAGAATTTAGTTTTGAGCCATATTCTTTTTGTTGAAGTATTTGTTCTATATTAAACAAGCAATACTGCAAAGGATATGGTCCCGGTGCTTTACCCCCTGCTGTGATTAATCTAGCTCCTTTTGGACGTATATCACTAAAATCAAATTTAGGCTTGGATGTAGTTTTACCAAAATATGATTTCATTAATGCTTTTATTGCATCGGACCACCCTTCAAGGCTATCACCAACTAAATATTTCCTCTCTTTTGTTGGAGGAATTATTATAGGCAATTGGCTTATATGATTTTGCTGTACTGAGAATCCAACACCACAGCCACTCAACAATAAAAACATTATTTCATCAAATGCTCTATAGTCATTTATAGGCAAATATGAACAATTGTATCCTCTAGCTTCATTACGCTCAATAGGAGCACCAGCAAATTGAAGCATTCTCATTGATGGTAATATTTTCTTTTGCCTTACTAATTTAACAGCTTCAATTATTTCTGATTTTAATTTAAAATATTTTGTGATCATCATTTTCTCATAACGATCACAAATTTCATCCCAAGTTTCTCTACGTTTTAGCTCTGGTATATATTTAGCATATTTACTAAACGTAGTTATCTCACTTAATAATGTTTTTCCAACTTCACTATTATCCATCTACCACTAACATTAATATTATTTATATTTTTATTAATTCTTCATCAGCAAGTGTTTTTTCTTCCACTACAATGTTATATCTATCAACCAACTCTTGGATATTTACTTCAAATTTTTCCACAGAAGTATCATATTTAAACATATTCCACTGATATCCATCATCTAAAGTAATAACCACATTGAATTTATGAGGATTACCATAATATCTTTTGGATTCATTTATGATACCATCCACTTCTGACATTGCTCCATGACCCTTAACAGAATAAAAAGCTTCCCTTAATTGGCCCGATGCTCTATAACCCTGTTGATAATAATACTTTAGATTAAAATCAAGTGTACTTAAAATAGATACCATATTACTAATAGTATCATTCAAGCTCAAAGTCATGGTTAATTTTGGATTTCTTGCAATATTCATATTATGTCTTTGTATAATAAAAATTTATCTTTTGTATCCAAATCCAAATCATCAGGTTCATTGGATTCAAATTTACCTAACAACTCAGTGGAGTCATCAACTTCTATACCCAAAGATAAATTTATCTCTTTTTTTCTTGTATTGGATTTGTACAAAACTCCATAAACCAAACTATTCTTAGGTTGTTTGAATTCATGAAATTCCACTATCCTTAATTTATTTTTATCTTGTATTTCTGAGTATTTACCTTCAATTAACTTTAATACATCAGAATCAGTTATTTTAAATTTGAACAACATTGTGAATTCATTGTAAACTTCTTGAGATTCAAACAACTCATGTTTACACAATAATCTTTCCAAATTAAAATAATCCTCAGTATTTGACATATTTATAGCTACACATAAATACTCCAACTTATTATCTATTGCTGCCCATAAAACAAATTCATCATATTTTATTGATTTCTTGGTTTTAAAATACAATGGTAATATAAACGTCATTGTTTTGTTTACATCATAGAATGTAACTATAAACTCATCTTTCTTGATTGCATCTCTTTGTATGGATTTAATTGGTGGTGTATCAGGATTTATTACTTCTCCTATTTTCCAAGTTAAATCTATATCTTTGATCTCTAAATTCCCCTCATTCAAACTTATAGGGTAAGAACTATTCAATCTAATTCTTCTACAAGTTTTTCCTACTACCTCAATGCTCATATTTACAACTCAAATGGAATATCTGGGAATACATTTAAACTAATTCCCATTTCATCTTCATAATTTTTATTGTTTCTTAACAAATAAACTAATCTAAAGTTCTTTTGAAACTCATAAATTGAAGTATGTATATTTTTGTAATATTCCCTGTAAGCATTGTAAACATTCAACTCCATTTGTCTATAAGTTTCATCAGTAATTTTATCAGGTATTTCACCCAATATAGCTTCTGCTTTTTTAGTACCTATACCCGGAATTCCAACTATACCATCTGTTGCATCTCCATGCAGACATTGCATCCACATAAATCTAACAGCATCATATTGAGTGGTTACAACCCATTTATGACTTTTATAGTTATAGTGTTTTCCGGGTATAGTACCTAATACATCTTTATCTGGACTACACACAACAATTGTATATTGATCACTATAATGATTTGCAGCAAGAGCACATAAATCATCAGCTTCTATGCCCAATACATCTATAGCTTTATACTTCTCATACAATACAGATTTAACTGTACGCAAGAATAACAATTGTGTTTGAGTTTTTGGTCTCTTTGCCTTGTAATCAGCAAAAAGTTTCTTTCTGTAATATTCTCCCACCCTACTAGATAGAAATATCAAATACTTATCACATTTAGTAATTTTTAACACTAATGAAATAAAGCTATCTATCCTAGATAAACTTTCCTCCAATGTATCTTTGCTACTAAAATAAGCCATTGAATCTCCATCAATCAACGCCAGTCTTTCTCTCATATCAAATTAACACCCAATGCAGATAAAGCTAAAGCATCTTTGACAACTCTATCAAAATACTCCTTTTTCTCAGAAGGTTTTCTAAATTTAGGTAAATTGAATTTAACAACTACATCCTCTAAGTTAAGAGACACCAAATTATATTTGATTGTAGAAATATAGTCTTTAAACGCAATCCTAATTGCTTTTGTTAATGTATCCTTGCCAATAGTTAATTTTGTGTCAACAAGTACATCTATTATTTTTGGGTTGATATTAGATTTAACATGAAATATCTTATTTACTGTTTCCATATACTTATTCTTGATTGCTGAGCATATCAAAGGAACAAATATATTTTTTTGAGTATCTGTCTCTATTAAAATCAACAAACCCAAACCAGCTATAAACTTTTTATCCTTTAAAGATACTATTTTTAACAAACTAGTGCTGAATACTTCTTCAAATAATGCTTTATATGAAGTAACACTGCCGCTATATTCAACATATATATCATTTAATACAAAATAATATGCAGATATATACGAGTTAAGTTTTTTAAGGTTATCTTTAAATGAGATTTCTGGTTTATAATTTTTGATATTAAAATGCCTCATTTCATCCAATATCACAGAATTAAAAGCATCTCCAGTATAACATAGTTTACAAGTTGGAGTATAATCATCTAAATTAATACTAATATCAGGTATTATACCTTCACTTGGTGTATAATTTGTATATAAATTCTTGAATTCTAACATGTTATAACTCTATTAAATTGTGTTAAATCATCAGATACCTTGAATGGCAATCTTCTGATGTCTTCATATTTTGAACCAAGCTCATTAGCAAATGATACATTGCTTAGATAATTGTTCAACCCGCATAATACTACTTCAGCAGTACCAGCACCAGTATGGCTTGTAGCTTTATAACTACATGGTACACTATAAGTTAGATCATCATCATTGAACAACTCAGCCTTATATCTATCCTCTTGACCTTTTAACACAAAGAAGACATCTCTATTTTCTGCATTTTGCCTAGTATCAATCAACAATTGCCTATCTTCTTGAGACAACCAATTTTCAAAAAATATCTTTCTTGCTGACATACTATCAAAACAGCTTACCATAATAGGAGTTACCATAGAATCTTTATCATATTTATCACCAATAACATCAACTGATGATTCCTTGCCACAAAAATTGATTATGTTATCCTTTAATGCAACCACTTTAAGTTTACCAACATCACTGGGCTGCATAAATTGCCCAGCAACATTGTTATCCTCATAAAGATCATAATCATAAATAATCAATTTATGTCCTGCTCTAGCTAAAAGCAATGAAGTCCATGTACCAGTGCCACCAGCACCTCCAACAACAATTTCTTCAGAGAATTTAGCCCAAGGAGCATCACTAAATCTTACTTTATAATCTTCTTTCATTGATATAAGCCCATAACTTTTGCATTACCAAGTTCGCACAATTCTTTATAGCTGGTATATGAATAAAGTGCATTATTGGTATAATGATTATATGTGGTAAAATCAACCACGTTATCTTCATCCAAATAATCAAACAATAAATTAAACATAAAAGGAGCGGCAGATTTATTGGTTATAGTAAACCCATTGATTATCTCAGCGGCAATCAAAGTCAATTGTTCTGGTGTAGCATCAATTTCAAACTCTTTTGCAACAATTGATCTAAAATTAGTGGCAAAGTTTTCAAATTTAGCTTTTTGTTTTTCATTCAATGATGAATAAACTTTAAATATATGGATTGGTTCTCCACCATATTTGATTTTTGTGATTGCACTATACACCTTAACCAAGAAATTTCTAATGTTAGCTGCTTTAAAGATGCCACCTTTAATACCTTCAGCTTTTAATTTATTAGCAATTTCAGGTTTAAGTACATTTTGAGATGCTGTATTAGTGTATTGATTGGTTGTTGTAGGAGTATGTTGAGTATAACCTGTATATGTGGCATTGCCATAATTATTCACATAAGTTGTATTACCATAAGTCCTAGGCTTACTTTTAACATAATTGGCTCTATCATCAATATCCCAATCTCCATCACCTCTTACAATATTACATTTGATGACATAAATGAATTTGTTTCTTTTGCTTACATCTTCACTCACTTCATCATCATCATCATCTTCAACCCAATTGTCAAACACATTGAATTTCTGCTTGGATATGATATTCTTCTTGGTTGTTATAGTACCTGAGATTTCCTCTTCTCCAAGAATACCAATTTTTGCACACCATTTTGAATAATCCATCTCATAATTAACAATCAGAGACAAATATGCTCTCATTTTTTCTGCATTCTCATGAAGATCATCAGTATCAGTGCCTGAGAAGAAGGTATTCATGCTATGATGGGTGTGAATGCAACCCATCTCAAGTGGTTCCTCAGCTTCCAATACGTATTGTGTGTATTTATCAGCATATACAGCATCTTTGGTTAGATCCAAATCAAACTCTGTATAACTTGCTGAACCTATATTCATAGGCAACATATCAACCACATCAATACTCATATTAGCCAAATCACTATATGAACCATTGATTTTATAGAATATTATTCCACTCCACTCAGTTGATTTAGGAGTATAACAATGCATTGCATTTATTGCATCTGCCACATTCTTGGAAATCCTTAAATCAACTATAAAATTTGACTCTCTTTCACTTAATTTATTTACACTCATATTATTTTAACTAGATTATTTATTTTTGTTTTTAGCTCATTGGCTATCCTTGTTTTAACGCTAGGTAACAATACCAATGGAGCATTATTTATCATCTCATCACTCAATGATCCAGATATCAATTTTAAATTAACTGGCAGACCTTTGAATATGGCAACATTTGTACTTAATGTGGATGATTTTTGCTCTTTTTTAACCAATGTTCCTTGCTTGTACAATACACCATTGATTTCGTGACCAACATATTTAGGATCTATTTTATCTTTAATAGAATCTTTTACTTCAATATTTAACAACATATCCTTACCCGGAATATATTGCGGATTTATTTCAACACTAATATCCTCTAGAGATATATAATTGCAAGCATGTTTAAAATCACCATCTGACATTGTACCAGTTAATTGAACCCCAATTGAAGTTGGCTTGATTTTATTTATTCTAATATGCGGGCCACCTTCCAATGACTCATAAGCAACCATATTGGTCAACAACAATAAAAATGTATCAAACTTGGATTCATCACAATCAATAGCTAAAAGTTGCAGCTCATTCATTACTTGGTTGTCATGAGAACCCATGCAGAAATTAGTAAAAGTACTGAAATATCCAGCTCTTAAATGAGAATGTAAATAACTTGCAGCATACTCCTCATCAGTAAGTGTTCCTCTCCAACCATATACAACTGGTTTTAATCTATACTCAGAATCCATTTGAATCAATACATATAAATCTCTGATAGTATGACTTTCTCCGCGATTGTTAACAATCTTTATATTTGGAAAAAGTATGGTTATACTATATTTGTATCCATTATCCAGATTATCATAGGCTTGTTTAGCTTTTAGAGTTTTAGTTAAAGCAATATCCCAATTATCATTGAAATACAATTCCAAATATGGAGATATTTTTTCACGTAATTTTTTAGTATCTACAAATTCTCTTACTTTTATAAAAATCTCAGCAGAAGAACGTATTTCATCTCTATTTGAAGAATATAGATTTTCTAGCAATGCCCTAAGTTTAGTAGAATCTTTTTCATTTAATACTACACCTTGGCTTAGATCATAATACGCAGGTCCTTTAGATGCCAATTTATTCAAATTAGTCAAATTATATTGATAACCCGATGCTCTATTTGATGCAATATCATATTTATATATAGAGACTAACTTGTAAGAGTTGTCAATTTTTCTAATTACAAATTGATTGAACTTTAATGTTGAAATATCAATATCACTTTCTCCTTGAGCATATTTATCAGCCAACATTTGATAAAACTCAAGACATTCATCATTTAAATAATCTTCCATAAAAAAATATGGGGATTTTACTCCCCAAATAATGACTTTAATTGTTCTTCAACTTTGACTCTATCGGTTACTTTTTTAAATAACTCAAGTTGAGCCTTTTTAAGTATTTCATTTACTTCATTTAAATTTGTTTGAAGTAGTTGAAATTGTTCCTCTTCAGTTATAGAAGTAAACATCATATCACTTGCCATTTTTAGTTCCTTCTGGAGTAATTGCAATCACATTTGCATTATCTGGCAAATTATGATGATCACTATTAGTTACAAAACCATCATCAGTCTTAATGCTCACCTTCATTCCATCAGTTTTGATACCATTATAGTTCAAAGCTTGTTTAAGCTCACCCCAAGTGTTAGCACTAATAGTAACTCTTTTAACACCTCCACCCAATGTGGAGCTTACAGTCCATTCTCTAGTCATATAATTTATCGTAAATTTTATTTAATTTTTGTTCTATTTCCCAAAGTTCATTGTTTAATTTAGCCTCAATAATTATATCATTTTCAGACCAATTTCTACCTATTTTGGAATCAATTGTATCTTTCAACTTAAAATATCTATCTTCTAAATCAATCCTTTGAGAATTTAAATTATCCAATTCTTCCTCAATCATAAGTTATACAGCGCATACTCATACGCTCTTCTTTTAGCTAACTTATTTGAGTTCAGTAACTTCCCATTTTGCTTAAATTTATTGTAAGATAATATCCTACTATAATCATCAAGCAATCCCTTTTTAATGTAACTTCTTACTTTACCACTACCAATGTTATAAGACAACATGCTTATTGATAATAATTTATTACCTTTAAGTTTAGTTGTCTTATACATAACATCAATATTACACAAAAGATCTTGATTCATTATCCATCTAGCTTCACTTGAATCTATTGATGAATAATTCTCATATTTCTTTATCAAATGTCCATAACCAATATAGCCATATCCATTGACACTATAAATATGAGATCTAAATCCTTCATGTGCTTGTATCTCATTTAATGCGTTTTCATATTGCTTGGGATGTATCCCATACTCTAATATAGTTAGTATATATATTATATATAGTAACATATTAAATAGTGGTTATAATGAATTCAAGATAATTAGTCTCTCCCTCATTCAACCATACATACGTTTTTTCTCCATTACTTCTAACAAATTTAGGAGAATCATCTTCAATTATACCCAACTCAACCAATGAGTCTGTGAACCATTTCTCTAATGGCCACAAATTATCTACATCTGGTAATTTGGATGATTCAACCACATAAATATTTACTGCTATTTTAAAACTTTTACCTTCTGGCAACTCCAATTTGGTTAATCCAGCATTGATTATAGCAGTCTTGAAATACTCATGATATAAATTTGTTATACTCTTTCTTACTAAAGGATGCAATGTTCCATTGTAAAGCTTTTGTCCATTTAACTTGAAGTATTCTGCTTTATTTAATTTATTACTATTTTTTATAATTCTATTGCCTTCTTTATCCAACAAATAGATCTTTTTTCCTAAACTCAAGTATTCCGTACTCAGTTGTTTTTGTATATATTTAGGAATTTTATCTTTTGTTGTGTAATATTGTTGCTTAGAATTCTTTTTTAGTACATATAAATCCCTATACTCACAAGTTACTCTCCACATAATCCACTAAACTAAAATAATCGTACATATCTACAAATTCTGATGGATCTTTTGATCCTTCTGGCATAAATATACTGGGTATTCCGTACTCAGTTGTTAATTTATTAGCATATTTTATACCAATTTCATCATTATCATAAATACTTACAATCCTACTACACTTAGTCTTAGTTTTTAGTTTATTTAATATATCTGTAGTAAGGATATTTGACTCTGCCTGTAAAGCACAAGCATTGTATCCAGCTTCATTTAAAACCATTACATCCTTCAAGGATGATGTTATAATTAGCAAATCAGATTCTGTCAACTGATGATAACCTTGAACAACAGATGAATTTGTATTGCTTATCCATTTGAATCTACTGTTATATGGTTGATAAATCTTCCATCTATGAATTTTATCATATATACCATAATAATAACCATAAGCTAATTCATCTGTATTAAATAGATTGTTATTGATAGAATATCTAGTTATAGGATATACATTGAATTTCTTCAATATATCTTCATCTAAACCGTATTTATCATACCAATAACTTTTATCAAGATCATTCCAATTGCGTACTTGTACTTTTATTATGTTGTATTCATTTTTATGTTTTTCAACTCTATATACAGGTATTGTTTTTATTTTAACTCCATCACTTAAATCACTATTGATTTTATTAAGTGCTTCTATAAAACTTAATCCATATTTTTGTTGCACATAAGAGAAACAATCATACCTTTCACCAGTACCAAAATCTTGATAAACCAATCTACCATTATAATCAGTAATAATACATGAAGGATTGTTATCAGTTCTTAATTCTGATAAAAACAATTTACCACATACATTGAAATTATGTATATAGTGTTTAAATATAGTATATTCACCATATTTGTTTAATAATCCCTCTTTGCTAATTACATCAAAAAATCCCATTATTTATTACTCAAATGGATTAGCTGCACTATTTACAGGAGCTTCAACCATTTTAGCCACAGGGGAAAATGTTTCATTTGGACCTTCTGAATAAGCTAATCTAGTAGCTTTATCTCCAGTACACAGTTCAATCCAATCACCTTTTTTACCTAACCTAGGATACATTTTACCGTCTTTTTTAGACTGCTCAAACACCACTCTGTGGAAAATATCAACATCTTTGAATTTAGGCTCAACTATTGTATGCAATAATTTGAACAACTCATCAAAGTTGTCTTGAGCTTTGTTATCAAGATCAACTATCTCAGCATCAGTTAAAACTTTGCTGCAAAGATGCAACATGAATCTATTGAATATACCTTTAGCCACTAATTGGTTTGAGCTATTGTTAGGATCAAATAACATTGTCCTGAACTCTGCACCATTGCTTTGCTTTATTGTAAGCAATCCCCTGCCACTAATAGGATTACCTTCTTGATCCAATGCCGGACCAATATAAGTAATCTGTCCTTTTACAACGCCACCTTGAACAGGTACGTATTTTGAATCAGGTGATACTTGATTTCCATTTTCATCTGTAAAACTAATTAAACTCATAACTTACTTTACTTCTTCTTTTTGTTTTTCTATAATTGTTTTTATGATAGCAGTATTTCTTAAATCTACTGCTACTTTACTTTGAAGATTGTATATATCTGCTATACAACCTTTTTTTGGATCATAACCCTCATCATATTTAGTAAAGGTTACACCATTGCTCAAACATTGTTTAAGTTCTTTTACGTTAATGTTGATCATTTTCTAATAATTAGAGTTAGTATTTTATTTATTATCCTAATTCCAAATAAAACACAAGTTACAATAAATAATAGATTTAATGTCCAATCAAAAGTGTAACCTGATTTGTATAACAATAATACATACATTAGTATTAAAGGATCAATAAGTGATTCCCACTTCTCATAAAAATTAATTAATTTATTCATAATAATCATTTTCTAAATTCATTTAGTTGATTTAAAATAAAATTGTAATCATTTGGTATTCTAATTGTTTTAAACAAATCTCTAGGTGATTTAGCTGATGTACCTTCTTTAAATGTCTCAAAGAAATACTCGGGACCTTTTTCACCTAATTTAGAATCTGCATATAAAACAACAGTGAATTCTTTTTCAACCAAACCTTCCCATTCTTTAGCTTTAACCTTAATCCTTTTTTCTAAAGATCCTTCAACGCCCAATGTCTCATAATGTGCAGTAACAAATAAATCTTTAGGTACTTTTTTAATCAAATTAAGAAATTTGGCTATTTCATCATTGTAATAATTCCAAATATCAAATCCTTTGAATTTAGCTCTGGCTTCAGTTAAAACCAAATCACAAAAAGCAGAAAAGCTATCAATGAATAATGTATTTATTTTTGTGTTTTTACCAGCTTCTACAATATTTGCAATAACTTCTGCTGATGTACTTGGTCTATAAGTATGTTCAAATACTCCCTTAAAAGGTAAAGGTTTATTCTCAATATTTATAAAAGCTGTAGTTTGTTTATTTAAATCTCTAGCAGCATCTGTTTTACCTTTACCTGATGCTCCAACAATAGCTATTTGATAATAGTTACTCATACATAAATTCCTTTATCATTCTTTTTATATTTTGTATTTGTATTAATGTAATTACTAGCTAAATGATATATATCTGGTGTCATATCTTTAGCTAAAGGTAATTCTCTAAATGCTCCTATAGGCCCAATAAAATTAAATCCAAAATTGATATTAGGTTCACCATCTCGATTTACCAAAATCTCGCAACTTCTAAAGCTATCACCTAATTTACTTATATCATAACCATGAAAACTATTTAAGTAATATCTTGATGGAGAAAATAAAGCCAATACTACATCACAATCACGTATAGTATATTTACT